CTCCTCACTTATAGAGTACCTATAGGTACTCTATAAGTATAACACATTCTCCTAAAAAAGGGAAGAAAAAAATACGCTCAACCCATGAATTTATCACAAGTTGAACGTATTCAGATTGGTTATCCTAAATACAAATAGTAACTAAAAACTTACCGTTACAGCTTTAAAGTCAATCTCCACGTTGTAAACCCGGAGTACACGCGGATCATGAATCAGCGCATCTGTTACCAGGAAGGATATTTCCGCCTCAATGTATTCCCTTGTCACCATCTTATCCATCAGAGTATCTATAATTTCACTCCCATACTGATTAGAATAAATCAGGCAGCAGAAACGAGGGGTAAGTATCGCCTTTTTGATATACTGGTTCATGGCCTCCTGTCCATCGACAAAACCCATAATCCTCCCCTCGTCCCAGTCAATTCTATAGGTCCGGGAGGTTTTTTCCTGCTCATTTTCGATTGTTTCAAATGGAATAGGGATATCCAGTGCCATATGGCTCACCCCCTTCTGTCCAGAACATAATATTTTTTCCCATTGTTATAAGAAAGCAGATATACGATTTCACCTGTTTTCAGTCCCGTGTGAAGAATTATTTTGCCTCCTGTAAGCTGGAAGCCTTTCAGTTCATGCGTGTGTTTTCCGCTTTTTGCAATCCCTGGGTGTTCATGCCCTCCTTTTTCATCCTCCGCTCCGGCAGGGGCATACAGGACGCCGTCGCCCATCATAATATCTGCCTCTATCTCATGGTCCGTCAAATGCTCCGGGACTATCAGGGAATTGGCCGACAGAATCATCTTGGCATCATTAGCAAGGATTATTTCCAACGGAGCCGCATTTGTCACAGTGCCTTCAACCACGCCGGCGCCGTCCGGCGACATACTTTGTATCATCTGCTTTATACTTGTCTGATCTTCCATAATCCCTCCTATCCGGCAGAATCGATATCGTCTGCAAAATTCAGTTTCAATGTCATTTTGTGGGATTTTCTTGTAAAGGTGTGGCTATCCTCATCAATATAAAAAGTTCTTTTTATCCCCAAATGGGGGATGATTAAATAGACACAGCCACCCGATACGGCCTCCGATATTCCAATGCCGGATACCTTCAGGGATTTTGTCGGCATTCCCTTTTCGGAAAATACCGACTGGACCAGTTCTTTCATCTGTGCATCGTTATAGCTGTCATCCACAGATTTGACCTCCATGAACACCCCTATCTTTCCCTCTAAGGCGGCATTCACTTCCTCATAGACAACCGCATCCTCTTTTGACAAAAGCCGCACTCTCGTCTTTATTCCCACAATACTTTTTGTATAGTTATAGTCTGTAATGTTAGCACCAACTTCCAGCACCCACTGCAGGGCGGATTCAGCCCTCCGCTTCAGATGGATATTTCCTTTCTCTGAAGAAATATAATAACGGATGCCCGTCGCTTTATAGGTACTGCTCAGGGCATCCAGCAAAACATCATAATAAGTGGTTTTTGCTTTCGGCAGCTCCGGAATAACATACACAGTATCCACGGCTCCGCCTCCTGTCATCCCAATCCGGGCCATGCAGTCATTGAAGATTTCCGTTGCCGTTTTATTGGTATAGCAAAAAGAATCCTTATTATTCGCCATGTAGTACATATTATCATAGGCGGTAATCACAAGTTTTTTCCTATTGCTCTGCGTGTGGGACACGATGATTCCCCGGAACAATTCAGCTCCGTCCTCATACATAACACACTGGTCCCCATCCTCACAGTCTACTGATACCCGTTTATGGCTGTCCCCATCATCATCCATCAGCGTGATTTTAACATTCCTTGGTGCGGCTCCTTTCCTGCCTCCCCAGGTAATTGTTTCAAAGCATTCGGAAACGTCATATCCCACAGTTCCTTTGATGATAATAAACTGGATCATAAGCACCTCACTCCTACGCTGCCGGAATGGTCAGGACCTGCCCCGGATAAATGAGATTCGGATTCCCACCAATCACCGATTTATTGGCATTATAAATAATCGTATATTTAGCCCCACTTCCATAAAATTTCTTGGAAATGTTCCACAGGCAGTCCCCTTTTGCCACTGTATATGTCTGTCCGCCTGATGAAGAATTGTCGGTTCTGGATACAGGCGCTGAGATTGTGGCTTTTTTCGTGGAAATCTCCACCTTAATCTGCCGTATGGTTACTTCTCTGTATTCCTTTAATGTAATGGAATAGTGAATTGTTTCCAGATCCCCGCCCTGCTCTTCCGTATCAAAAGTTTCTATTGTAACATACATAGACACATTCATGCCGCCTGTAATCGTAAACCGCACAGGCTTTCTACTGTTTTTTAGTTTCAGGATTGTATCAACAGCGGAAAAGGGATCCGGAATATCCTTGTAATCACACCCGCTAAAATAATGCTTTGGAAAGAAACTGGAGAATTTGATGTTGGCAGCTTCACTGTCCTGAATTACTGTCACTTCTCCAACACCGCATACCCTCATTTTGTCATTGTTGCTCCCATAGGATATTTCAACTTTTTCCGGAAGGACGGGAAAGCGGAATTTAGTGTACTGCTGCGCAAGATACATCTGACAACTAGAACTCATATGACATTTCCCCCTCTTCCATAATTTCCTGTCGAAGAATATCCATCAGGACACCCCTCATATTCTCAACAAGTACGTTTACGATATCCTCTTTGTTGGCACCGCCACTGACTTTCATTTCCCCTGCACCCTCAATCCTAAGAGTAATGGTCTTATCACCGGAATCATCTCCGCCCTCTGTTTCCCCTGGAGGGGAAACGTAAAAGTCTTTGTTTTCATTACCCCGCGACAGAATATTTGATGTTTCAGCAGCTGTATAAACCACCTCGCCACCGCCAAAATTGACAAGTTCAGGCCCTTCCTCTCCCACAAGCGAAAGGCCCGGTTCGGCGTCAAGGGTTCCTGTAGCGTATTCATGATATCCACCGCCGCTCAAAGCGTTACTTGCAAAGTTCAGTGAATCAATGGCTGTCTGCGCCCTTTCCACCCCGGCCTGAATCTCGCCCACATAGGCATCCATCGTAGCTTTTGCATTGGCCTTTGCTTCTGCGGAAAGATCCATGCCGTCAACCATATCACTCATCTCTGTCTGCATATTTTCCAGTTTTTCAGAGAATTCCGTCTCCAAGTCTGCCACACTTGCGGCCGTTTCGCTCTGAGCCGTCTGCAGATTGTTATATTGCTGAACCACGGCGGACAGATCCGCATCGTTCATACTCTCCATGCCGGCCAGCATTGCTGCGGATTCCTCACTTCCGTCTGCCAGGCTTGCCAGCATATCGCTCAATCCCTCAATGCCTCTTGCCCTCTCGGTAAGACTGGCCATATTCTCATTGTAGGAATTCCAGTAATCAATCTGTGATTGAAGGGCATCTTTGATACTTTGAGAGGACATGGCGGCCACATCCTCCACCTCGTCCCACAAACTGTATTGTCCCTGGATGCTCTGCAACGCCGCCTCGTATGCGGCATCATATTCTTCGCAAAGAGCCTGCAGTGCCTCCGAATACTGGCTCAAAGCATTCTGCGCCTCTGTGTATCCATCAGATGTGTTTTCTACAACCTCCTTCTCCTGTTCAAGTTTTTCAGTCATATCAGCGGCGGATGCACTGGCCAGAGCGAGCTCTGCCATCATTTCTTCTATTTCATCCTCGGAATATCCCATCTGTGCATAGCAGGCTTCGATGCTTTCTGTCAAAGTATCAAAATTCGCTTTCGCTCCGTTTGTTGCTTCCTTCGCCTGATCCAATACATGGTAAGCATCTTTTACAGAGCCTCCCCAGTTCATTTCCGCGCCATCAGCTAAACCAGACCATGCAAGGAACGGGTGTTCTTCTGCCCAGTCCTCTTCCAGGGCGCGCTCATACTCCGCCTTGGCAGCTACCTGTGTTTTCATAGCTTCATTATAGGTTCGCTGCGCTTCCTGGTAATGCGCAAGATAATCCATAAGCGCATTCATATTGGCCTGAGCCCTTTCCTGTTCAGCCGATTCCGAAACTACAGCCCACAAATCTTCTATGGACATATTCAATTTCCCATTGGTTTCATCAAGCGTCAGGTTTAGCCCCTCATAGGAACCATTCAGCCGCTCCACGATACTCTGCATGATTTCCAGCTGACCGCCTGACAAATCCGCACTCTCAGACATGGCCGCCAGCTGTGC